CGGGTCAAAAGAACCATAAGTAGTTGACTCTGACTCTCCGCTATCTGTTCTTGCATTAAATAATGCTTGTGGGTCTGATGTATTAAGTTGTCCTACTTTTAACTGAGGCTGGTCTACATCGAAACAACTATCACACACTCGTAAGCCGTTTCTTGTACCATTCTCTATTTCATACTTTAAATCGTTTAATTTATAACTAAAACCACATCTATCACAAATGCCTAAAGCTTTTGTTCCTCTTGCATACATTAGTAATTACTATAAATACTACTATCTGGCACAAATCTTACAGACGCTCTTTCTCTATCGCTGTCGCTAACTTCATTCCAAAGCTCATCATAACGAGCCTTTATCATTGGAACTCTCGGTTGCGCTTCCATAGACTTGCAAGCAATGTTGTACGCTAGTGCATAAGTTAAACATGGTAAGTATCTTGCAGGCACATCTGCATTATTAGAAGCTACAGTTCCTGCGTCTTCAATTCTTTTTATATAGTCATAAACTAAAGTGTAAGTTTCTGCGCTATCAGGCGTTGACCATAAAACTATATTAATTGAACTGGTGCCTTTATCTACATAAAACTGAGTAGGTTTAGACTGACTCAACTTTTTAGCCTGATGATTGTATTGTGTCCTAGAAATTCTAGTAAGTTGTTGGTCGAACTGTTTAGTTGTATCACCTGAATCAGTTCTTAAAAAAGCATCTACAATTTCTAAAGCAGAACTTTCTGCTGCGTAACTACTTGTTCCTGCAGTTAAAGTTTGTGTTCCTTGTTCTATCTTCCAAAGATTTAAGCCTTTGTTTTGCCATTCTAAAAATATAAGGTTTAATGCGCGTTTTGCTGTATTGTAATCATAACCAGAACGCATAGTAAGACCGCAAAGATCATATGCCTCTTCCATAATATCCGATAAATCGAGATTAAATGTTGTTGTACTACTTGTAGCCATTATTTACTCTTTTTTACTCTAGTTATTTTCAGTCCAGATTTAGTTCTTTGAACAGTTTCCTTTTTCTTAATCGGAGCTTTAGTTGTTTGATCCTTCATAATATTAACACTTCCACCTTCTGCGAGCCTGTCGTATTCTAGAATTAGGATCATTCCTCGTCTTAGCTGAACTCCTTTTTAGTTGACCTGCTGACCTTGCACAATAAGACTTTCTGCGTTTAGCTGCCTTACTACCTTTTTTAACCTTTCCTGTAACTGCTGTTTTTAACTTAGAACCTGGATTTGCTTTGCGATACGCTGCAACTCCTTTTTTAGTCATACCAGCGCCACTTTCAGTAGGTCGATAATTAGCACCCTTACCTTTAGTTGTTTTAGGTATAGATTTTGTACGATTTCTTTTTCGCATTTATTTATCTCTTCTTAGCTGTCTTTTTAGATTGTTTAAATGCTCTAGCTGTAGGTGCGCCTTTGCTACCTACTTTACGCATCTTTTCTCCAGAACCAGCCTTGATACGTTTTCTTTTAGCGTGTATGTTTGCGTACAAACCTTTTTTCTTCACGACTTCTTTTTTGTTCTACCGCCCTTCTTCATTCCACCAGGAACATTAGACAATTTAATTTCAGGAATAGTAACTCTCCTTCTAGGAGCAAACCCAGACCCTAATGATGATGGAAGTTGAGCGTAAGACGGATTAGCACGTCCAGTCAATCCTGCTGGTTCTTCCCAAGTTTTTTCTCTCAATCGCTTGAATTGGCGACTAAGACCACCACCATACATTTTTTTGGCATATTCTTTATAAGACTTTGTTTCTTTGCCTATTTCGAGTCCACCACCAGTCCTATACTTCTTAGACTTGCTTTTGGCTCTTCCCTCTTTACTATATCTGGTATTTCTACCTAACCCTTTACTCATAATTTCACCTTTAAATAAAAAAATTATAATACCCTATATTGCAAGGGTATTATAAAGTTAAATTAACTACTTCTTTTTAGCCGTAGTTTACTTTGCGGCAGTTTTTTTAGGTCTGCCTCTCTTAGCTGGAGCCTTCTTTTTAGCTGATGCTTTTTTCTTGGTAGGTGTTTTACCGCCTACATAAGCCTCATTTACATCAGCCGTAGATGGATCGTCAGCTACATAGTGACCTTTGTCATCTCTAGCTCTGACTCCGTTCATTTCATCACATTTACGTTCTGCGTCTTCTAAGTCAGGGTCTGGACCAAATACAGGTCTGTATATCCCGTCTTCGTCTTTATGCAAAACTTTATATTGTGGTGGAAATTCACCAGTTTCAGATATGACATAATCTTTACCTTTTGCCATGTATCCTCCTAAGCGTGATACGCTGTCATTGTTGTGAAAGTGCTAACAGTATATTGAATATACACGCCATCACTAAACACAACACCCTCTTCTGGAATAGTAACATCCCTAGTTACAGTAGCACTTGCGACTGTTCCTAGCTTCATTGTACTTGTTCCAGTAGGTGATGTAGTTAAAAAATCAATAGTTCCAGCCGTTCCAGAATTTACAATGTAAACTCCTTTAAGCCTTGACCTACCTGCGAAAATAACATCTGCACATCCTGCTGCCATGCCTATAGAGACATTAGCTGCTGGTTGTGCTGACGCTGCTGCTGCTGTTACTGTTTTAAAATACTTAGAACCAGCGTGTGCTGTTGCAGAGCCAGTTAAAGTAATTACTTCAGATTGACTATCGCCATTTACATCAGTACCAGTGATAGTAACAGTCTTGCCATTATCACCAGTGCCTGCTGTAGTACAGGTAATAATTCTACCTGACGAAAAAGTTGCCACGCCACCAGAAGCATCTGTTCCACCTATAGTGAAATCAGTATTGGCTCTTTCTGCTGCTGATACTGATGCAGCATCTACTGCATTAGTGTCTGCAGTTAAAAAAACCGCTTTTACATCTGACCTAGCCATTATTTACCCCCTTACTCGAATGGAGTTGCTAATGTGCCATCGCCATGAAGAAAGGCTTCACAGTGCCATACTGCTGCTGTAGTTGCTTTTAAACGAATAATTCCGCCTACAAGCCAGCCTTGTCCTGCCGTTCCTAAATCAATAGTATCGTCATTACTAGCATCAGGGATAAAAGTATTCATATCTGTTGCAGTTGCTGGATCAAAAAGATGTGCAAAACCAGAATATAAATCATCTGTATTTGCAGTATTAATTTGTCCTGCACTTGTAAAAGTTGTGCCAACTATAAACGTATAGTTAAGTCCTGCTGCTGCTGTAGGTAATGTTACTACAATACCATCGGCTTTATTTAGAGTGAATACTGCTCCAGACTGAGTAGTAGCTACTGTATAAGTAGCAGCCGTAATATCAACAATATTGTCATAAGATGACACATACCCTGTGGTAACTAAATTACCACTTGTATCTACATCTAAATTAGTTGTGATTGCACCAGTCGTGGAGTTTTTGCTGATTTGTTCAAAACCATTCTCCGACCTAACTGGTCCATTAAAAGTTGTGTTCGCCATATTTCCTCCTAAAGGAAAAAGTCTATCATCTTGGCAAGTCTGCTAGGGCAGTTGATAGACAGTTAATTAAATCCCTAGATACGAAAAAAAGGGGAGCATAGCTCCCCTAATTTGTTTAGCTTGAACCTGGTGAACCCCAGATACCTAGCGGATCAGACACTCCAAAGGAATATCTTTCTCTAGCTTTGTATCTTACGTTTCCAGTATCAAAATCTCCGTCCATTGACGTAGTCATTGGCGCTCTAACGAAATGTTTCATTCCATCAGGAACATCGGTAGTGATGAAGAAAGCGTTTGTATCAGTTAAATAGTGATTAACTGCATAACCTTCTGGTATCACACCATTGCTCTTAACGGCATTTATGTCGTTGTCTGCTGTACCAACTCTATACTCACTTTCTAAGAGGCGAGTAGCTACGAATTGCAGATCAGTTGGAACGATCAACTTCTTAGGTCTAGCTGCGATTTTAAGACCTCTTTCGTCAGTCCACTTGCTAATTTGAATTACTGCATCTTCTAAAGATGTTTCATTCAAGTCAGCACCAGTAGTGGGTCTGTTAGAGTTCTTGCCGCCTGACACTAATGGGTGACCATCACCGCCTGTTACACCATCACTACTAGCTGTAAATAGGTTGACCCCATCTCCAGACTGGTAAGTGTTGGTGAATCCGTTATTCAATGGATAAGCTGCTTTGACTTGCTTAGTGTAAGCCATAGCTCTTGCTAACGCTTTAGTGTATCTGGCAGATAAACTTACATAAAGATTATCTTCCATTGCTTCCTCAGTAACTGAGAAACCTAAAGCAATAGTTTCATGTGTATAACGGGCAACAAAAGATTCTTGTGCAGTATCGTAAGATATTGTCGCACCTTCGTCTTTTACTGGAGCAGCCGCAAATCCTGATAACTTCAGTTCTTCCTCAAACGATCTCTCGGAATTTTCTGAAGAATAGATTTGGTCATGCTCATTCTCGTAGTTATTGTACTCTTCTCCAAACAAAGCATTCAATCCAGGAAGAAGTTGTTTAAGCTCATTGGCTCTTGAAATTGCTGCCATGATTTACCCCCTAGCCTATGCCAGTTGTGTTGAGCAATTGATGCCCTACGTTAAACATTACTAATACATCTGTGTAAGAATCACCAATTGCGCTATCTGGACCATCGACAAAGTCGACAATCTTTACAGGTAATGTATTGGTGGTTGCTACAGTAGATATATCAACCGAATTTTTGCTTGTTCCTATTGCTGTACTTCCTGCAGTTTGAACAACAGCACAATTCTTTCCAAGATCATCTTGGTCAGCAGCGCCATCGCATTGCATTTGCATAACAATAAAAGGATCAGAAGCAACATAAGCAACAATATCACTCGCAGCCGTTGAAGCTGGGAAATATTGGTTAGGTGTAAATTGACCAGTAGTTGGGTCAGTGTATGCACAACCTAAGAAAACGCCTATTGGAGTACAAGCCGTAGTACCAGTATCCTTTTGGATAGTAGTATTAGGGTTATCGTCACCCCACTTTACAAAATCGCCATAGAATATGGAAGTTCCATAAGCACTTTTGATTTTGTAATGCGTTACTTTAGCATTGTAAGAAGCAGACACTAACGAGCTTACAGGTCTAGCACCATGAGGACTAGCTGATGAAGCCATAATAGTCTCCTAAATTAAAACAATTACTTTTCCAAGCCTAAGAATCTTTACCAAAGGTTGTTGATGATTTCCTCTCAAAAACTTGCTTAGTAGCCATTCTAGAGTCTTGGTCCTTAAAATAAACATTGTCCACAGATTCCATTTGAGTTTTTGCCATATTTCTAAAATGGGCATCTCTAGCTTTCGCTTTTTCTTCTGGCATCTTGCACAATAGTTGTCCACCAATCTCAATATTTCCTTTATCTGCCCATTCGGATTTGTAGTCCAAAGTATGAACATGAAGTTCAGGATGGTCTTCCGCCTTACATGGAATCCAACCTTCTCTAAACTTCCTAGATACATTAGGATTGTCTGCATTTCCTAGCAGACTGGTTCTTATGTACCTAAATACCCATCCTTCTTGAGGATTAGGAGTTGGTAAGTTTGATGGATTTTCCCAACTCTCTGTGTGTTGGGTAACCTCTCGGTCATCTGACCCTCTAGGGGTACGCACTTGATTAGAGTCTTCTGTAGAAGATTCTACTTTTTCATTTTCATTATTAGCTTTACTTTCTTCCATTTAGGACTCCTGTAATAATTGTTTTGCGTATTGCTCAGGCGTTATACCAAGTTGATGTGCTAATTTCACTTGCGTCTGAGTCAAACGTACATTGCGAGGATTTTTATTTGTACCGCTATTCCTCGATACGGGTGCAACAACATTTGTAGGTTGTCGTTTTTCTTCTACTGGTGCTTCTACAACTTCCGTTGCATCTACACCAAAGAAACTGGGAAACTCTTTTCTCATGGCGGTATCTACTTCGCCATAATATTTTTCTGATTGACTGGCTGGGTCTACACCTTGTGCTTGCAATCTTTGGTCTATAAACATTGCATAAGATGTCATTTCTCTATGTACAGGCTCTGTACCCATAAACCAAGCATTTTTTACTGCCCATGCTTTCATGTCATCATCTAACTGTGGCTGTTGTACTTCAGGTGTAACAGGATTCTGCTTATCATACTGCTGTCCTATTTGTTGCTGTATGGTTTGTGCATACTGACCTGCTGCCTGTTCTGCCATAGTAGCTTTAGAAAGTTCTTCTTGCGCTGCAGCCATATCGTCTGCATTGCCTTCTTCGTAAGCTTTTTTAAATTTTTCTTGAGCGTTGTGTTTTGCCCATTGAGCGTTATTAACTGCTTGTCTATTTAAGACATCACCACCTTGATTTATCATGGTTTGCAGTTTTTGGTTTTCAGACATCAAGTGTTTGGAAGCTCTAACTGCTTCTTCTGACTCTCTCAATGCCTGTTCTTTTGCTCTACGCTCTTCGTGATATTCGTATTTGATTTTATTAATGCGGTCACCAGCGCGTTTGCTGTATTCTGAAATCTCTGCATCTAGTGCATCATCATCTACTGTTTCCTCTTTATCCGCACTTTCTTTTTTTGGAGGTCTTCTGTCTTCTTCAGGAACATCTTCCACAACTTCCACTGATAAATCATCATCCGTTGTGTTTGTCTGTATTTCAGTTTTTACTCCAAAAAACTTGTCTTCCATAGTCTGTGGTTTTAAATCACCATCAGCGTCAGGTTTAAATTCTGTCTCTATAGACGTTTCTACTGTTTGATTTTCACTCATGCTCTAACTACTCCCGTTGGGTCTTCGACTACTGCTTCCACAGTATCATCGTTAATTAAGCGAAACTCTTGTCCATACATTTTCATGCGAGTCCCTGAATAAGCTCTAAATACTACCCAGTCTCCAACTTTGCACCAAGCACCGCTCGGAAACCGCCTATCGTCTTTATAACAATCAGGACCCATTTTCAAAACGTATCCGCAAATATTACTTACTTCTTCGTCTTTAAGGGTTTGACTAGCCTTTACAATACCACCTTCAGTTTTCTCTTCAGCTTGTGGCATAGCCACTAATACTTTATAACCCATTGGTTCAGGTAGTTGTTTTTTTACATCGTCACCTAAACTTTCTGGTTTTTTAACTTCTTCTGGTATTTCTACTGCTTTACTCATTTTTGCACGACATTAAGGTGTCGAGTTCCTATTCAACTTTGTGTTTTTCTAACCAGTCCAACACTTCTCTTTCTGCGAGAGCTAAACCCTCGATTATTCCACTCAGTCTTTTATACTCTGGAAAGTCTTTTACACTTCCCGTTGCTAAATGATCTGCGTGTTCGTTCATAACATCTCGAAGCTTTACTTTCAAAAACTGTGAAAGTGATTGCTCTTTGATGTCATTACTCATTCTTATTGATATCTTTAACTATATCCTTAGCAATGTCAAGACCTGTCTTGTAATCTTTAGCTGATTGCTTTTTGTTATCTTGTTCGGCATCTAGCAAATCGCTAGCAATTTTCTGTCCAATCTTCATGCCTTCAAGTTCACGTTCCGTAGATAATCTTTCCTTATCTAACTCTGTTTGAGTTCTTTGTTTTTCAGCAGCCAACTGCAATCTTGCTGCATCAGCTTCTCGCTTGCGGTCTACTTCAGCTTGCTTAATTGCAACTTCAGCTTGCTTAGCTTGAATAAGTGGGTCTTGTTGTTGTTGTTCTATTCTTTGTTGTTCAGCTTCCATCATGGCTTTGTCAGTCACTCTGCTGGCTGCCCTAGCCACTAACTCTGAAATACGTTTTTCTACATCAGGCGGTAAAGGCTCTCCTAATGGTGGCAGTTCTATACCCATCTCTTCTGCTACTTCTTTTCTAAACTTCATTGTTAGATGGTCATTCACATAAGACGATGCGGCAGCCATAATAGCAGGAGCGTTTGGAGATTTCTCTACCAAGCCAATAATCTCTGGATTTTCTTGAGCCGATGCAACTGTTTGTATATGTGCATCATGGTCTTGGAAATCGTAAGCTTTAACTGGCTTATTATTAATAAGGTTTTGTACTGCTGATACTGGATCAACTGGAGGTATTTCGCTGACATCAGGAACAATATCATCCACGTCTTGAATACCTAACACTTGTAACATCTGTCGATGTAGTTCCTTTAAGTCATACATCTCAGGTGCAGCTTGTGCTAATTGGAAAGCAGCTTGATACTGCATAATCCTTTGTGCCATAGTTGCAGCATTCGGGTCAGACACTGGAAACACATCCACTCTCTTATCAAAGTCAGTTGCTTTTATATCTTCTCCTTCTTCTGTCTCGTAAGGATAAGACGGGTTACCAAAATCTTTTATTATAGTAACAAGTATTTCAAACTCTTTACGCATTGAGGCATGAAGTC